TAAGTTATATCTATAATTGTTTTGATCTAAATCATCTATTTGAGTATAAGGATATAAAGCTGAAATAACAGGGTCATTTGCATCTACATCACTTAGTGGTATAAAAATAGAAACTTTAGCATTTGGTATCCCGAATCCATTATTCGCGGTAACTCTACCTACCACTACACCATAATCTGAACAAAATGAAGTATATGCGTTTGTTTGGGTGAACTTAAGTGAAAGAATTTCTAAAATATCGTATTCTTGGTTAAGTTCAACTGTGATAAGTTTATCTACCCCTATATCCGTTGAAATTCTGTATTTTTGTGCCATTCTTTATATAAATAGAAAAATCTTAATTTTCTATCAATATAAAGAAAATTGTTTTTAATATGTAGTCGAACCTAAGGTTTTAACTCTCACCAAAATATCTTTATTTGGGAATCTACATTGGTGAATTTGATTAGATTGCATATATATAATTTGGTCTTGTTGTTGTATTTCTAACGTTGTGTTGTCAACATATGGTTGAGACACTTGTGCAGACGAATATGGACTACCAACTTTATTATAGACTCTTATATCGACTACATTCACAACACCGTTTAATTGGTTTATAATCTGTGTTAATTCACCAACAAATAACGGGTCACCCATTTTTCTTTTATCAACAGAAAGATATGTCGTTGCATTTGAAATAATACTGCTTATAACATCCGTTTGATTTATATTTTTATCAATTACAACATCAATTTGAAATCCTAAGTCTATCACTTGAGCAGCTACAACTGCTAAATAATCATTAACCATTCTATATTGTGACAAATACTCTAAAATATTTTTTTGAAGTGTTGTTGAAACAGTATCACTCAAATTACCTAAATCATCGTAGGATAATAAATTTATTTGTATTTTATTATTAACTTCCATAACACCAACCTTAGCAGGTGCACCATATGTTGCTGGCATTTTTTGTATAAGTGACATATAATCGTGAAGAGTTACTGCTCTATTTTGTGCAGAAAAATTATATGAAACCATATTTCTAATTTCATCAATTGAAGGTTGATCCGCACCACCTACGGCCGGTATTGGATTTGTAATACTTAATGATTGAATAACCTGATTATTAATTGAAGTATTGGGGCCTTGAACCACGAAATTAACATTATCGACACTTGTAATAGTGTTAACACCTAAATTTGAAGCTTTACCTCCACCAACTCGATATTGTACAAATAATGTTGAATTAACAGGAGGTATTCCACCCATTGACATATTATTCAAATATGTAGCAAGATTAACTTGTAATGTACCGTTGATATAGTTATCTAAATTTGAAAGTGGATCCACATTTCCTGAACCAAATGTTATAGAAAAATAACCTTCAGGTGTATATTCAGTAACGAATTTATTATTAACAGTTAAGTAAGTACCCGCTTTAAAATTACTTTGGTCGGATACCGATGTTGGGTCAGGTACGAATACACTATTTTGTACTAAAGAATCTACCTCATACCATTTATTAGGACTTGTAGCAAATTCAGCTGTTGTTGGATTTGAACTATAATTAGTACCGTCTTTGTGTATGATAGAAGTTATACCTAAAACGTTTTGTTCAGGTAAATAAAGTTTTAAAAATGGTACCTGATCGGTATTTGTAATTACTCTTCTATAAACGTTTGTTACACCATTTACCACAGGTTCTCTTTTGGTTATTGTATATGAAACTAATCTATTATTACTATCAAAATTCGGTATCTTTAATCGGTTAGGAGTACCATCAATAGTAAAAGGATTTGAGAAATCGATATCGTTAATTGTTTCGAAAGTTTGTCCACCACCTGAAACTTGTGCTCCTGCTTTTAAGACACCTTCATATCTCATATCATCTTTATCACCATTTATTGGAACCTTAATTGAAAAATCAACTAATGTAACTGAAGGTCTTGTATTTGGTATTTTTAAACCATAAGTTTTTGCAATAAAAAATAATGATTGTCTTTGTTGTGCATAGTCCAACATTGTTTCTTGCCAAACTCTATCTATGTGGAAATGTAAGTTATCCGATATCGCTGCGTTTAAATCAAGCAATACTGAATATATCGACGCATCGTTAAAATTTTGAATAAGATTTGGATAATAGTTTTGTGTAAAGTTTACTAGTTCCTGTCTTAATCCCGCGAAATCCCTTACCGCGTATGATATTTGTTTTCCCATATTATATGTTTATTATTACAAAATCTGAGGATGTAAATGCCCCATTATTTACTGTATAATTTATTTTTACTGTTGCAGTGTATGGCGCATCTGATAATGAACCTACTCTAAATAATCTTGCATCTTCGTTTGTTCCTGAAGTTTGTATATTATAAGTTGGATCATTCTCCGCATTTTGAATATCAATTGATTGTATATCCAAGTTAGGTAAATAAGTTTTAACAGCATTTCTTATATCGGACTCAATTAAATCAAAACTAACAGCATCATTTTGTTCAAAAACATATGTGTATATTCTTGTACCGAAATCAGGTAAAAAATATCTACTACCTTTTTCAGTTAAAATTAAATGTAATAAATTCGCTCTAATTTCTTCAGCTGAAGAAGTTGTCATTGCAAGATATTGTCCTGTACTACTATCTTGAAATGGGAAATTAATACCATATGTGGATGTTAAATCGACTGCCATATCAAATAAATATAGAGAATATAAAAATGATTATGTACCTTTTGTATATATAAAAAAAGGTTAGAACGTTAATTCTAACCTTTTGAATACAATATATTATTTTTTAGTTATTAATACCCTCGTTAATCACTTTAATATAAGTTGATTTAGGAGAAAGACCCGAAAGTCTTTGTATTTCTTTACCATCTTTTAATAATACTACCGTAGGTACTGTTCTAACTCCAAAATTAGTCGCTAATTCATAATCCGAATCAACATCGTGCTCACTGAATAATACATTAGGAAATTGAGATTTTACATCATTTATTATAGGGGCCAAAGCTTTACAAGGGCCACACCAACTTGCTGAAAATTTTTTTACTTCTAACATTTTTTCGTTTTTATTATAAATATTATGCTTCACAGCTAACACAATCCGGATTCATAGCTTGTGCTGCAATATCACCTCTTAATACCGATTCGGTTCTCATATAATAAAGTGTTTTAACACCTTGTTTCCAAGCTTCCAAGTGAACTTGATTAATCCATTTAGGGTCTGCTATAGCAGGGAACGCCAAATTTAATGAAACCGCTTGGTCAATATACTGTTGTCTAATACCTGCTTGTCTAACTAAATCTAATTGATTAATTTCTTTAAATGTTTTGAATACATCTTTGATAGAAACAATTTTTAATTTATTGTCTTCAGATACTTCTTTGATTTCAACAACTTTAGAATCTATGAAACACCATTCATCTAAAAAATCTAATCCCAATACTGAACCACCGTCTGCTAAAATTTGATCCCAAACTTCTTTAGTGTTTTTACCAATCTTACGTAATACTCTTTCTAATTCAGGGTTTTTACGGATAAAGGTACCTTTTGCTGTTTGTTCTGTGAACACATTAGCAGCCCAAGGTTCGATACCACTACTAACATTACCACTCAATTTAGAATTTGATACTGTAGGTGCCACAGCTCTTAAGTGTGTATTTCTCATACCAAAATCTTTACACCATAATGGTTCACCATATTCTTTAGCCATATCTCTACTCGCTCTTTCAGATTCAATCTTAATTTGAGAGAAGATTTTACGAGTTTCAAATTGAGCAGGTAAACCTTCAAATGGTATTCCTTTTTGTTGTAAGTATGTATGCCAACCTAAAACACCTAAACCTAATGCACGACCTCTCTCTGCAGAACGTACCGCATTTTCAAATCCTCTCATATTTTTAGCTCTTTGAATGAACTCCTCTAATACACCATCTAAAAACATTGTTGATGTGTACACTAAATCGGTATCTTTCCATTCATCGTATTTTGCTAAATTTAAAGAACTTAAACAACAAACAAATGAATGTTGCTCATCTGTATGTAAAACAATTTCTGAACAGATATTAGTCATATGAACTTTCAAGCCATTCTTTTTGTACATATCAGGATTATGTTTGTTAACATTTCCTTTGTACATAATATAAGGTTCACCTGTTGCTTTTCTTTTTTGTAATAACTTACTCCATTTTCTTCTCGCTTCAGAATCGCCTTCCTCTAATTTTTTCATAAATTTATCACTAACTACAACACATTGATGTAAGTTTAATGATTGACGATTCACATCGCCTTTTGGTTCTCTGATTTCCAAGAAATCTTCAAAATCTTTGTGCTCAATTTTGATATTGACTGAAGCAGCACCTCTACGAACTGATCCCTGATTTGTTGCAAGAATAGTTGAATCATAAATTTTGATAAATGGTACTACACCGTCAGATGTTCCATTACCAGTTATTTTTGAACCTGCAGGTCTAATCATATTGATACCAACTCCAACTCCACCGCCGTGTTTAGCCAATAACATTAATTCTAAATTCTTGTTTCCGATTTCGAAGATACTATCTCCTACATCGATACCAAAACAACTAATTGGTAAACCTCTATCAGTTCCTGTATTTGATAATACAGGGGTTGCCAAACATAACCATCCCTTCCAAATGTAATCGAAGAATTTAGTTGCTAATGCAGGTTTACCTAATCTTTTAGCAACCGCTGTTGCCACTCTCCAATACGCATCTTTAGGTTTTTCACCATCTTGTAAATAACCTTTTGAAATGGTTTTAACATATATTTCAGTGTTAGCCCATTCAGGGTAGTCGACACCTATTTCCCAACCGAGTTCTTCTCCGTAGTATTTCATAATTTATATAAATTTTTTTTTTAAAAAATATCGTCCCAATTTTCTCCTTCACCTGCCTTACTGTAATCAGTAGGTCTCATAGCAAAGAAATCTGTGTGAGTTAATCCTCCTGTTAAATGGTAAAACCATTCTAACTGTTCAGCTTTCTTTTTATTGAATTCAAAAGCACTTTCATAACCTAACTCATTCAATTTTTCATTGATTCTTTGTGAAATAAAATGTTTCAGATCTTCTTTTTTAAGATTTTCTAAATCACCCATTTCAAACATTTTATCGATATAATCAAATTCTAATTGTTGAATTAATTTTGCTGCTTCTAAAATATCATTTTTTGCATCATTCAATAAATCAGGAAATTCTTGACACATATGTCTGAATAATTGACATCCCATTTTGGAATGTAATGATTCATCGCGTACGCTCCATTTCATTTGTTGTCCAACACCTTTCAAAAAATTTCTCATTTGAAAAGAATATAAAACCGCGAATGATGAGTATAATGATACACCTTCAGCGAATGCTGAAAATATTGCCAAACTTTTACCAACTTCTTTTCTTGCCTGTGATTTAGTATCTAAATCTTTTGGAGTCCAATCTGCACTTGTTTCAGTTAACAATTCAAATCTTGCTTTAGTTGCAGGTTCGTGTAAAAATCCAGCAAAATCATCTAAACCTAATGTTTCATTAAGATATGAATATGCTATTGAATGTATAGTTTCTTGTGAACCAAACGCCATAGCCATTTGTCTTATTTCGTGTTTTGGGAACCATTTAGTAACCATACCTGTCCAATAATCTGATACGGCGCATTCTGTTTGTGCAAAACCTAATAAGATATTTCCGACTAAATGTTTTTCTGATTCGTTCAAATTTTCATTCCAATCTTTAACATCTCCCTGCATTGGAATTTCAGTGTGTAACCAAAATGCTTGCATTTGTTTTAACCAACCTTCATTGTAATAATCGGGATATTCAAACGGTTTAAAAGGTATTCTTTCTGTAAATAATTTACTCATTTTTTTTGTTTTAATTTTAGTTTGCTCCTTCTCTTACTCTTCTTGTTCTTTGTAAAGCCTCAGCTGCTCTTGCTGCATTATTTTGTGTTCTTTGTTCTTCGTGCCCTAATAGTGTATTTTGTGAATCGGTATCAATTAATAAGAATTCGTTATTAAACTTACAATTTGCCCAAACAATACCATCTCTACCTATTCTTGATTTAATCAAAGTTAAAGTTGCTAAGTTATGTTCTTTTTGTTCTAATGTTTTACCAATAGATAAAATAACGTGAGCAATTTGTGCTTTCTTAATCGAACCTCCCATTTGGTCACCTGTTACAACTTCACTTGAAATTGATTCACGATTACCTTGTGTTGCCGTCCAAATTGCTATATTAAATTCAGATGTCATAGACTCTAAACTTCTCATAACCGAACCTTCACCTTTCCATTCTTCTCCGTTAGTAGATTTGTCTGTTGAAATACAATCGACATAATCAATCACTAACAAGTCAACTTTTTTATTCCCCTCTGAATTCATCTTTCTGATTTTATTTTTAATTTCAGAAACGGTAACATTATCACTCGCCAATTTCAATAACTTCAAACTACCTTTTGATTTAGCTTGTGCCTCTTCAACTTTAGCTTTCACTTCATCCTTAAATTCAGGTTGTGAGTCAGGAGCAATATCGGTCCAAATTGTATAGTGTTTTCTTTTAATATTACCTGGATTATCTTCAAAAAATATTTGAACCACGTTATAACCTAAGTTATAAGCAGTATTAGCGAACTTAGTAAGTAAGGTAGTTTTACCAGTACCTGTTGGTGCTAATACAACCCCTAATTCTCCGATTCCTAACCCACCTTTAAGTAAGTTGTCAATTCCCACAATACCTGTCGGTAATGGGTGTCTAAAGTCCTTTTCTAATGCCCCATCGATATCATGGAATACATCAGTTGCCTCATCGTTAGCAATACCAACTTGTAATGCCTTTTGAATGATTTCCTCAATTTTGTTATATGCCTCAAATTCACCACTTTCAATAATACTCTGTACACTTTTTAACTCTCTTTTTAAGTTTTGTTGTTTACAGAAATTTAGTGCCGTATCTTTTACATACTCAATTTGTGACTCATTATTTTTAATTGCTTCTAATGTATCCACATGAATTTTAGAGGAATCTTTGTTACCACCTTCAGCCATGATTTTCTGTGCCAATGTATTGTAATCAGGGATTTTGTTGTAATTTTTATACAACTCCTTTGTATTTTCCATAATAAATCTGAACGAATTATTATCAAAAAACTTACTCTCTAATACATCAATAATTGTTTCTCCGTATTTCTTATCTTCAATAATTGCTTTGATAAGGGACTGTTGAAACGAAAATCCCAAATACCCAAAATTCCTTTCTTCCATAATAGTTGTATATATTAGTTTTAAATTATAATTCGTACTCTAAATAACTTGTCTCCAATTCTTCTGAAGACAAAATGTCTGTTAAATCTGACAAAATTCTCTTCAATCTTGGACGAATATCAACAGTATATCTTACCTTTGGATGGTAGTAATATGCTGGGAATATTCTTTGAATAAATACATCCTCACCAAGCTTAATTTCCAATAAAAAATGTTCTTTTTGCCCGTCATTTAAATCTTCCACATTCTCGGAATTGAGGATATAGTTTTGATTTTCACATAGATAATTGGAACTTTTTATTTTTAAATCGTAAGAAATATCTTCACAAATATTTTTTACATAGTAGTGTAAATCCATTGAACGTCTTGCTTGTTCAACATGGTCTTTTACATTGAAAAATCTTTGGCAAATAATGTTACCTTCCAAAGTCAATAAGAACTCAAATTTTGTAATGTCTAATTGATTACTCATAGTTTTTAATTTTTATTATTTTATGTTGTTTTATTTTATAATTCTTTTCTATTCTTGTTAGACGCATAAATGGATTTAAAAAATTTAACCAAGCGTCTTCTGATTTTGGTAATAGACTGAATAATCCATCTTCCATCATCATCTTCATTGTGTTCTTATAAGATCTTCCTTCAGGGTCTAATGGTTCGTTTATTAAAAGGTTGATTACTTCTTTTGCCTCATCTGTTAAGAATGGTTCAT